CTTGTTTTGTTGACCATGGACGACCCGCGGACTTCCTCGGCAAACCCTGTCGTTGTCGGTACTGGGTCAGCAATGTCGGCATATAAGGATGCTTTCATGACGATTCGAGTGCCGTCGTCCACAATGATTTCGGTGACGATGCGTCCGCGTGGGCAGTCTTTCCAAAACAGTGGCAGGCGTTCTTGTACTGATGCGTAATCGGCTGGATTGAAACTCATGATTCCATGTCCTTTAAGTGTCGGCGTTGGCTAAAAGTAGAATTTTCGTAATCCTCTATTGCTTTGAGAAATGACACGCATCGAGCGACTTCCTCCAATGTCATGCCAGCAAAATTGTTTTCCTTGGCGCAGTAAATGCAGATTCCTCGTAACTCAGTACGCATCCTGATACTGGCGGTGGTAAACGGTTTTCCGCATCGCGTGCAGTTCACTTGAAACCTCCGAGCCTCATGGCCACGATCGCGTCTTGTGTTGACCGGGTGAGATTAGACAAATAAATGCCGTTCTCTTCAGCGACATAAGCCAACTCATAAAGTGCCTTTCTAAGCATTGCCACGTCCTCGGCAAGGCGTTGAATTTGCCATGCGGCAGCTTTCATTGCGATATCGGCTTTAGCGATCGCAACAGTCATTTCTTGCACTTGGTCAATCATGGTCGGGGCTCCCTAATTTGTCGGTATTTGCCGTCACGGTACACCAGCGGTGTAACTGGGTTTGTGTCGGATTGTAGTTGGCGTCGTTCTTTCCATGTGAGACCCCCCCAAATGCCGTAGCACTCAAGTTGGGTCGTGGAGTATTTGAGGGATTCGGCTAGGCAAGACGGCCTAACGATGCAGGTTGCGCAAACGGCTTTTGCTTCAGCAATTCTTTTGCGTGAGTACCGTTCGCCCGGTTCAAAGATAAACAGGTTGAGGTCCATGCCTTTACACGCGGCGTGGTCCCACCAGCGCGCTAACACAGTTTCCAAGGTTTCCATCCGCAACCGCCACCCTCAGCAATATCGGAATAAAGCAGGTAGGCGAATCTGAGGTTGAGTGTCGGGTCGGACATGGCTTCAGCAAACGGCATATTGAACACTTGTTCCACGTACTTGGTATGGATCTCGTTAATTTGCGCGACGCCGTGGTCGTGGCCGTTAAAACGGTCTGCTAGTTCGGGGTCACTGGACATCGGTGTGATGTTTAGGCATCGGGTTTCTTTCCAAAGCAGGCGACCAAGTTTTTGCAGTGTTTCAGTGTTGTTGGGCCAGCCGACCGAGATTGCTTCAGGGAACCATTCTTGGCATTTGGTTTCGAGTGGTACTTCTGCGATCCGTGGTGACGCCAAGACGGTCGTGCTGGTGCTGGTTGTGGTTGTTGCTAGTAGTTCCTCTGCGCGGTCGGCAAGTTGCTGAGGTGTCAGGTCCTGCAATGTGATTGTTTGCCTGGGCGCAATGGTAAGCATCGGTGACGATTCCTGTACGCCTGTGATCGCCCACAAAGCACATAGGGCATAGGTCGCAATACTGATTATGGCTAGTCGTTTAAGGTTCATTTAATAGTCCTCTGATAGGTCCGCAACTGATTTGCGGGTGCTGAAAAATCCCTCCAGCATTGGTTTTTGCATGATCTCTCGGGCCATAAAGGCGCGGTAATTGTTGTTGAATTTAAACTCGCTACTGGGGTCGTTAGTAATTGCGTGTTCGTAGCGCAAGACTTCAATAAGAGCTGCGATGCCGTAATGCGTATATCCGCGGTGAATCAGTTGGTAACACATTTTGGTGAGGGTCGGCATGACCCAAGGGTTTGCCTCTTTAAAGGCTTCGTATTTGAGCATCTCGGCTGGAACAGCGAGAACGTCAAAAAGGGATTGTTGCATTGCTTTCCTCCTGCGGTCGGGGTCCCGCTATTACGGGACGCACTTGGTTGTCAGTCATTAGACCGACTTCCAGACCAAATGTCAAGTCACCGCGCGTCGAGTGTAGGAAACGCCTCAATGGCATCTAAAACGGCTTGTGGCAGGCTGTCTCCACAGACATAGCGGATATGCCATGCTTCGGCGTTAGCACCGTTTTTGACTTCCCATGAGAACCCAAACTTTAAGGCGTTGCTGGTAGAGAATCCGTCGCCTAGTAACCATTCAAGTCGTTTGCCTGAGGCTGACGCGACATCTATGGCGAGTCCCCAGCCGTGATTACTCGTACCGGGTGTGCCTGCTGGGGCAAACCCTTGTTTTAGCCACCAAACTTGACCGTTGTATTTGCGGGTCACTTGAGGTTTGCGGAAGTTGGGTTTGGCTTCGTACCGTTCATTGAACAGGGCCACCTGTTGGGCTAGTGGGCGGTATGCGCCGACGTGCTTGAGTTCTATTCCGTCAAAGTATGCGGCGAGTTGTAGCGCGTTCCATGCGGTGGCCGCGAGGCTGTGCAGTTTGCCGTTTGGGGCTTTGATGTCGCGTAATAGGGCTGGTTTAATTTCGCCGTTCTTTTGACCTTCTAGGTCGGTCGGCATGATCAGGGGTAGTACCGGGTAGTCAGTCATCTTGTTTGTCTCCCTTATCTTTAAGGCCGTTACTGGCCAGTAATCCTGTCAACGCACCAGCCAAAACCAGTAGGACGCTTGAGAGCACTTCCCACGCTTTGGAGTCGTTGGGTGACACTTCGAGAGGCTGTACGACAAACGCGAGCGAGTAAAGGATCATGCCGATTGACATGATGAAAGTAAGCGAGAGCGCAGCTCCGACCATTAGGACGAGGCGCGCTTTAATCTCGGAGTTGGTGTATTTCTTCATGGTGTGGTTGCTCCTGTTGAGGTGTCACATCTGGGCGCTGTCGGTTGGGTTTCGCAGTTGTTTCGAGTGCGGTCGCTACAGCCTGTAACGACGAACATGAGGACGACTGCAAAAGCTGCGATCACGGCGAGCGTTTTCATGTCAGCGGATGGTTGCTGTTGTAGACGCCCTGTTCTACCCATGTTTCGTATTCGTCGTCGGTCATGAGGCGTTCGGTGTCGTCTATTTGAATGTAAACGGCGTCTTGTGGGTATAGGGCTTTGTATTCGTCAATGGTCATCAGACTGTTCCTTTATATCCGTACACGGCAATAGTGCCACCTGTCAATGTTCCTGATTCTGGGACAAGTTTGAAACTTGTGTATGAAGTTGCGACACGATGTTCGCCCTGCATAGTTCCGTACGCCCCAGAGTTTTGATACACACCATTAGCAAATTTTGTATATGCGGCTTTAAACGGTCCCATTACTTCAACCCTGACATGGGCGGTTTGCCCTGCACTTAAACAACCGCCAACCCAGTTACAAATAGCCTGATTGTTTCGACCACCACCAAAAACAGTGTTTGCTGATGAATCCCCGTAAGTCATGAAACCGTAGTAACCAGTGGTGCTTCCGCCGATTTCAATGCTGATTGAAGCGGCGGTGGAACCTGTACCGCCTGACATAAGAATCAGATAGTTGTCGTAGTCAGCCGAAAAAGCACTTGTCACAGTAACCGACGAAACTGTTGTGCCGACCGTCTGTGTCTTGACCAGCCACAAGCCGACGCTGTTCATCTGTGCCGCTGTCAGGACTGCGCCCGAACTGAATGTAGGTGGTGTAGCCATAATGTTTTCTCCTTTTACCAGCCGAGTCGACTGGTGTCCAAAATACCTAAAGTTGATGAATCAAGCGTAAAAAACTGGTAGTAAGTCAACGGACTAAACGACAAATCAAAAGTGGTTTGCTCAGGCGTCACATTAATTTGATAGCCCTCCATCACCATGTCTTGACTGTAATCGCTAAGTTGATTCGGCGGCCGATACTCAAAATTAACTGTTCTGTTGCTTGAACCAAAACATTGGTTTAACCAAGAACCTAAAGCCGTAGCGTTTTGCGCTACATCACTAAAAGAACAAGTAAACCGTTCTTGCGTTGGGTCATCAAAATTGTTGACAATCCAATCAGCGTTACCACTTGCCTGCGTAGTTGTGTAATCAACTGTTGATGAAGAATAAAACGCAGGGCCGTATGTTGAAACAGCAGTTGCGTTAGTACTGGTTTGGCTAGCCAAGCCGTTAGGTGAAACTGTCGCCGTGTTAATAAATTCAAAACCTGCCGCTATGCGTTCAAATTGTTGGTATGCAATCCGTGTTGTTGATGGTGTACGACCTATTTTTGTAGCAATTGGTGCAAGGCTAGAAACATAACTACGCCCAACAAAAGCAATAGCGGCATTAGTTAAAAAGACATAACCACGTTCAGTAGTCACCAAAAAGTTCAAATAGTTGTTAACTGTGCCGGTGTAAGTAGTTCCGCTAGCAATTGAACCTGAACCAAAACTAGACACTTCCATGTCAACAGGCAAAAGGTTTGGGTACTCGAAACTTTCTAACTGATTACCAGTAGAGGCTTCAGAAATAACAAAATTAGTTGCTTGAATTCGACCTGAACGACTAATCCAATCAGCACAAACAAGGGTGGCTGTGCTTAAACCTGTGTCGCCTGGGTAATCGTTGTAAGTTATTTTTTGCAACCAAAAATCGCAAGTAAAAGAACCTGGTGCATATGTGCCAGTAACGGTTATTTTTTGACCGTATTGAATGGTGGCGGCATAATTGTCGTTATTGTTAAATGTAATAACGCATTGACCACCCGAATAAGTGTCCAAATATTGTTCACGGCCGCTATTAATGTTTAACGACAAAACACGGTCGGTGATGTCATAAAAGCCCCCCGACCAAGAGACAGTCCAAGTCATCTTTGGCATTACATCGCCCTAGTGTTTACAGGTACTGGGCCTGACTGACGGACGTATTGTTGCAAAGCTCTGACGATACTGTTGGGGTCGCCGCCGTTTACATTGACCGTGATATTGGCTCCGCCACCCATTGCGTGGTTCGGCGTAATGTTCCCAGACGACGACGGTGTAAACAACTCTGGACCGCGTTCACCCACAAGGTAGGAGCCACCCGGGCTGACTGGACCGCCGAGGGCTCTCGGACCACGGAACCGCATCGCGTTTAGTTCAGGCGTGTAACCGCCAGCACCAATAGTCTCAATTAAAGTCAATGCACGCTCAAGATCGCCAGTATCAACTAGCACTCGAATCTGATTCTTTTGTGAATCAGTCAACGCAATAGTTTCTGCAAGATCAAGAATCCTTAATTTGGCGTCAATTAATCCTTGCTCGTATTCGCTTACCGCACCATCAGCACCTTGGAACGCTTCAACAGCCTTTTCTTTTAGACCATCTAACTGTGCTTTAGCGTCAGCCATAGCACTATCAAGTTTCAATGTCCCGATTAAACCTTGCCATGCCTCATCTGCAATTGACACCTCGTCGCCTTGATCTTCAATCGCCCCAGTGACACCGTCAATAGCATCAATCCGACTGCGGTAATACTGCTTATATTTATCCATTTCGGCATTTAAGCCAGCGACCTTTTCTTGTGCGAAACCAGGCTGACCGTCAGCACTGGCAAAAAAACCGCCTGTTGCAAGGTGCAAAAGTGGATCAGGTATTAAGCCTATTGTGTCACTAATTTTTTCAGTAATTTCTAAAACTTGGGTCAATTTTGGTACAAGGTATTTTCCAACTTCTAAAGTAACTGCTTCAAATTTGTCTTTAAGTTGATCTACTGCGTCACGGTAATCTTTAGCGTTCTGCAAATCTTCTTTGCTGATAACTTTGGAACCTGCAACACTTTCCAAAGATGCGTTTAGATCATCTGCGCCTAGCTCAATAAGTTCGGCCATGTCTTGCCAGCCCTTACCGAGAAGCTGAGCGGCAACTTTTGCTTTTACGGCTGGGTCTTTAATGTCTTTGATTCGCTGAATTGTGTTAAGGAAAGTTTCGTTAACGTCTAACGAACCGTCTTTCAAATACACAAGGTCAACACCGAGGTCACGAACTTTGTCAGGATCAGCACCAATGGTTTTGTTAAGGCGTCCAATTGCACCTTCTACTTTGTCAATTGGGACACCGATGTCTCCAGCGGCTTCGATATATCGGGAAGCCTGCTCAACCGATAGCCCTGTGGCGTCAGCAAATTTGCCTGCATTCAGTGCTAGGTCTTGAAAGTCCCCAATTGCTTTAACTGCAAATCCTGCAATTGCTGTTCCAGCTGCGACAGCAAACGTGGCGGCGTTAGCGGCGACCGCATCTAAAGCAACTTTTGAACCAGCCTTAAACTTGCCCATGCCACCTTCGGCTTTGCCGACAGCAGTCTTGAAATCGTTAAACGCATCTTTGGCAGTTTTAATTCCTTTGTCTTGGAATTCTGTAAGGATCGGAATGTTAATTGCCATTAGAGATTCATCCTAGTTCTCCATTTGCTTGACGCATTACCTCTTGGATTACAGGCTCTAATGCCTTTTGAAAATCTGGGATTGCTTTTTCTCCACCAGCCCAAACCATGCGCGACGGACCGCGACCAATCTTTTGCGTAAGTAATCCCGAAAAGTTTGGGCGACTACGCGGACCACCACGGCCTCCACCGCCAGCTTTGCCAGCCATATCTGCAATCGCGAGTGCTGCACCTTTTGTCCCTACAGTGATCGTGCCAATAGTTTCATACTGGGCACCTTTTTCAATGTTGCGTTTGCGTGCTTTTCGAGTGTTGGTCTTAACCACAATGTTCTTGGTCTGACCGTTCTTCCACCCGGTACGCCACGGTCCATCCATGCCTCGAGTTGGTGATGATGACGGAACTAATGGTGTAATTGCGTCCACAACGACCTTGCCTAGTTCGCGAATCTGCTTACCGTAAGCGCGGCGAAGTTTAGGGTCTATGGAATTGATCGTCCGCAACGCCTCTTTAAGGCCTGTTACTTGGATACTTATTCCTAGACTCATCGCTTGCTCTCGTTCTGCTCAATAATCAACCTGACCATTTCGTCAACGATCTGGGCTGGTGTTTCCATCAAATCCAACGGACTGATGCCTGTACGAACAGCGAGCTGCGCGATCAGGTTTGTTGCTCTTCCTGCGGACCCTGTTTCGCTTTTGGGATAAACGTGATATCCATGACGTTCTCAACCCAAGTGCTAAACAATGGCACCACAATCTTTTTGGTTCGTAACGCATCCCAAGCCAACCATGCGAGAGGCTTGAACTTCATGTCTTCTAAGAAACGGCCCACGGAGAGCGTGGGGTGGTGATCTTCCCACCTGCACGCAACTCCGTAAGTGATCGGTGCTTCAAATGTTTCACCGTCAGCCATTTCTACTTTTAATGTCATGCCAATCATGTCGGGGTCCTTTGGTTAGTTAATGATTACGGGTTGGTGATGTCGCGCACCCAAGTGCCTCCGACATAACTGACGCTTACTTGGCTGAGTTCTCCGACGGTCGTTACGATCGGCGTAAACGAAGCCAACATGGCATTAGAAATCGTATATTCGGGATTACTTGCGGACTCGGTTGTGCCTGCTGGTGAGATGACCAGAGTGGTGGTGCCGTCGCCGACCTGATCAAACAGGGTGGCTTCAATTTCGCCAGTTCCGTAGTTCATGAACATCGTCAAGGTGACGTTCACCATTTGGAGGCCCGACACGAAGCGGTGCCCGGTATCGCCGAAGGTCGTGGATTCGAGTGAGTCGTAACCGATCTCAAGCGAGGCCGCAGAGGTGTTCTGCGTGACATCCACTCCACCGATGGTGACGGTTGGGTTGGACAGGTAAACGGTTTTTGTTGTGGGCATGGTTTTTCCTTTATGGGATGCGCTTGGAAGCGATTCTGATAGTTAGGTCGTATGCGGGTA